GGGATTATGAGTCGTTGGTTCCGATATTACGATGAAGCGCTCAACGATCCGAAGGTGCAGACGCTGCCCGGAGAGTTGTTCAAGACATGGGTGAACCTCCTCTCAGTCGCGTCGAAATACAACGGTAAGCTTCCCGTTATCTCCGAGTTGTCCTACCTGCTGCGCCGGAGATCGGACCACCTTCAACGCGATCTTAACACCCTAGTTGAGCGCGGTTTATTCGACCTAGTTGGCGACCACTTGGAACCGCATAACTGGCAGCGCCGACAATACAAATCCGACAATTCGACCGCTCGTGTGCAACAGCATAGAGCCGAGAAAAGAAACGTTTCATGTAACGACGATGAAACGTCCACAGAGACAGATACAGAGTCAGAGACAGAACAGAACAGAACAGAGAAGGGTGGCGCTAACGCGCCACTACGGCGGCGAGCCGACCACCTTCCTGATGAGCCTAAGCAGGCAATGGACGCCTACAACCTCATTGCCGAGCGCGTCGGCTGGGAAATTGCTCAGCGATTGCCCGGCGTTCGGAGGCAAAAACTCAGAGCCCGATTGGCTGAATGCGGCGGAATCGAAGGCTGGAAAGCGGCAATGGCCAGAGCTGGCCAGTCGGATTTTCTTACCGGCAAGATCCCCAAGAACGACGAGCATGCGCACTGGCGCCCGACGCTCGATTTCTTCTTGCAGCCCAAGAGTTTCACGCGATTGATGGAAGGTAGCTATGACAACCGTCCCCGCACGAACGGACAGCACCGCACTGGCCTCGCCGCTGCGCTCGATCAGGCCCGCGAGTACGCTCGAGGTGGCGATTTTGCAGACACTGCCGTTCCCGAAGATGGACGGCCGCCAGGCCGCTGACGCCGCCGCGAAGCTGATCGGCTGCTATCCGAGCGGGAAGCCGGCCGACCCACAGACCTACGTGGCGGCCGTGACTGCGGTACTCGCCGATTACCCGGCCGAGATCGTGCGGCACGTGACAGACCCGCGCACCGGCCTGCCGCGGCACTGCAAATTCCTCCCGACGATTGCCGAGCTTGCCGACGCGCTCGAAGTCGAGATGGTGCCGTATCGCCGGCAATGGCGTGAGGAACGCGAGCGCAAGGAACGCGCACGCGAGCGTGAAATCGCTGCCCGCGCATTGCCCGATGCACAAGCCGAGCGGCGGGTGGTCGACGGCTTGAACAAACTCGCTAACGAATTGAAAGCGGCGCCCGATCCTGTGCCGCCGAAACGCCGCGTGCGCGAGCCGACAATGCCGCACGTGAGCGATTATGGCGCTCGCGTGCTCGCCGACATCGCAGCGCGCAAAGAGCGCAACACCGAGGAGCGAACGGAATCCGAATGACCGACGTGCCTTCGCTCTACGGCTCCGCCGCTGACCCGGTTGAACTTGTGGAGGTGCTGCGCCGGCGGAAGCAGGAACTGCAGATCACCGATCAGGAGCTTGACCGCATCGCGGGATTGACCAGCGGGCATTCAGGCAAGCTGCTTGGTGCGGCGCGGGTAAAGCGGTTCGGGGAGCTGTCGCTGTTTCTGATGCTGGGCGCGCTCGGGCTACGATTGGCCGTCGTTATTGATGAAAACGCGTCAAGGAAATTCAGCGGACAGGCCGAACAAAGTGTGCAGTCGTCGCGTATGCTTGCCCGCGCAACCAAAAGACGGTATTCGGTCGGTCCGCTCAGCCGCAAAGTGATTCATCGTGCGCTCGTCACTGCCGGCCGCAGGGCGGCGCGGCTTGGCGGAATCGCGCGCGCTGCGAGATTGTCGCCCGCGCGCCGGGCGCAGATTGCTCGCCGTGCCGCTCGTGCCAGGTGGGCACGGTGGCGGATTGCGCGGCGTGCGGCGAAGGCGCGCGGCACGGAAGAAGATCACCGCCGCAGCAAGCGGCGCCAATGGCGCGCGAGATGCTTCCGGCGGGTAGCGGCGACATCGATGCCCTCGGCCTCGGCCCAGTAGCGCACGAGCTGGCGCGAGGTGCGGGCGAGTTCGGCGACCTCGGCGAGCGTGGCGAGGCCGGCGGAGAGGAGCGCGAGGGCCGCGCGGCGCTCCGGGTCCGTGCTATGCTGCTTCGTCGTCATGGCTTGATCCTTTCGGGTCTCCGGCTATGGCGGCACGGGCCGGGGGCTGCAATCCCCGGCCCACATGCTTGCATCAGGCGCCGGGGAAAGCAGCCGCGATCGTTTCTGCGATGCGCATGCGTTCTTTCTCGTCGGGGTGTTCAACCCGAATGGTCGCGTTCGGACCAAAGTAGGGGAATTATATAGATGACTCCCTTTAGTCATTTGCCTTTGCCTTCTCGATTTTCCGGCGTTTCCGCTGCCGCTTCTTCGCGGGCTTCGATTTTGGCTTCGGGCGATAGCGCAAAACCTTATCGGCAATGGCGTCGAGAACCTTGGGTGTTTTCATCGGGCGCTTTTCCTTAGGATCGATTTCAGCCGAAACGCTTTCCAGCCATCACGCCGATCCCGCTTGGAGAGAATTGGCTTCTTTGTCCCGGCCGGGATGCGTATGCCCGATGGCGTTTCCAGTCCCCAGAAGGTCCGCAGAGACGGCACAACATTTTTCATCGGCATGAACCCCTTAATCAGCGGGCGCGTATTCGGATGCAGTGCGAGCGTCAACGCTCCCAGCACCGCCGCAAAGATGGCACCTGCGTTCGATCATCGCGTTTCGGCACGCAGGGCACTCAAAAGCGCCACCCTTGAGTGCGGCATCCTCGACGGCTTGCAGTCGCTCGATTTCGTCGGCGGTCTCGCCAAAGCCCTTCTCGCGAAGAAAGGCTAGGTCTTCTGCCGTGTGGCGTCCGTTCATATGCTCCTCCCCTAGTGCGTCAATGCTTTGTAGGTGAGCCGCTTGCCGGCAACGCGCGACACAAAGCTGTCGAGCCGTTCCATCGTGTGCCGCGCCACATTGCCGTCATTGAGTCGGAACGCGAACTCATCGACGTAGCGGCCAAGGTGCTTCGGGCTGGCGTGGTGATAGACGCCGATCAGGCCGCGCTTCATGACCGCAAAAACAGATTCGATGCTATTCGTGGTCACGCCATCGCGGACGTATTCGCCTTCGCTATGGTTGACGCTTTCGTGCTCGAAGAACAGCCCGCCCATCGCGTGATAAACGCCAGCTTCGTCGGTGTGAAGCGCCGTGCCTACTTCTACGTTTTGCACGATCACATCTTGGACCGTCTGCGCGTCCGTACTTTCGATCTTTACGGCCTTCGTGCGCCCACCCTTGCCGCGCTCCCTCATGCCCAGAACGGCGGTTTTACCAACCGTGCCGCGCCCCGCTTTCAGCTTTTTGCTTTCGTGCTTGTTGGCCTCGGTGCCGCCGGAGGTGAAAACCACGCGTTTGGGTTCAGCGCCC